TGCACCACCAATGCGAGTTAGTCCACTTGCGCTAAAAGCCATAATTTAACTCCTCTCTAAGAATTATTGTCAAGGACTTCATAAACGCCTGCCGAATCAATTACGACTGCGCCCATGGACATCATTGAGGTTGCGAGATGAGAAACTTTCTCAGGTACATAGTTGATCTCAGTAGAAACATCAGAGTTAATACCAAGTCCAACAGCAGAGCTGTGGTAGCAAATGTTTTTACCAGCAGTAACCGCAGACGTTGAGAAAACTTTTAATCCTAAAAATTCTTTCATTGTCATTCCACCTGCAAATGGAAGGTTTTTCTCACCAACATAATCAGAAGAGGCGAACTCTTCAATTAAGAATAGGTCAGCGAAACCTTTAGGATGCATAGCCAAATATCTTTGGTTATCTTCTGGAACATCATTTGTACCTAAAGTTTCAAACAATGATAACAAGTCAGCCTTTGCAAGGGCAGAACCAGTATCATGTATCTGAGTTGAGCTAGCACCAGAATCCATTGCTGCGTACAGAATGGCATCAGTCTTACGACCTAGTGCAGCAGCAGCAGATTGTGCTACAGCTTGACGCTCGTTAATGTTGACTTTCAACTCGTCCAACTTGTCGATGTACTCAGCAGCATAGTAATCTGCCATTGTAGCTTCGACTGTGGTGTGAGCTAGTTCCATTGGTGTGACATTACCGTTGCGCGATTTTGTTGTCGCTTCGGCACTGCCGATCTTTTGGAATCTGACCACACTTCCAGTAACATTAGAAGTACGAACAGTATTCCGCAGCTTTGAACCCATACGTTGATACGCTAGATGCACATCAGATTCAAACTGCTTAATAAAGGCTGTATCTATTGTATTAGCCATTTTATCAGTTCCTTATTTAAGTTGCACTAAAGTATCTTGAGTGTCCGTTCTGTCATATCAACGCAGGTATCCTTTCGGGCTGCTCAATGAATTACGGGTCTTGATGGGAAAGCGTAAACATTCTTTCTACGTTGATTGCAACGCACAAAATGAGCCATATTAAAACCATGCTCATTGCAATACATTTCTGTAAGATCAAAACCTAACCAACCTAACCATTGAAGCATCTTATGATTACCCTCCCAAGTATCTACAATAATTTCATGGTAATGAGTGTGTAAATAATCAATTAACTTAGGAGATGCTTTAACAAAGGAAAACCAATTCTCTTTCATTTTCTCAGAAAACACTGTCCACATTATTGCTTTTTGATGTGTAATACCTCTTATACCTACAATAGCTAAAGGCTCTTTACTATTCTCTATAGCAAAAACATCAGGTGTTTCTGAGTATTGAATAAGAGTTTTCATTAAATCAACTTTATATACAGCTTCAGCTTCAAATAAATTTTCTGTACTCATTGTGCTGTACATAGGAATTACATGGCGTTTCTGCATGGGAACCATTTGTAGGCTCCCATGGCTTATAAGAACTTTATCCATATAACTTTTTGAAACCATCATCTACTTGCTTAACAAAATGAGGGTCACGCCTTGCTGAGTTCCAATATCTTTCATCTTGCATCATTGCTTGTAAATCTGCTTCATCAAAACTAGGAACAGGAGAGGATTGAGCAGAAATTTGAGTGTCTTTATTTTTTGCCATAATATGCTCAATAAGCATAATACCTTCTGCTGTTTCACCTAATCTTTCTACTGCTCTGCTTAATTCATCGGGAAAGTATTTATTAGCAAACATACTAACAGCTTCTATTCTTGAGTTAGCATTGTCACCTAATTTTTCTTGCTCTGCTTGCAAATCATTTTTAGGCATAGCAGCATCAATAGCTTTAGCATACATTTCTATACCTTCTTTAAATTGATCTTGACTAAAGCCATTATTAAATGCGTGTTCTGACCACCAATTAAGAAGATCATTATCTGTAGCACCTTCTGGATCTATAACCTCAGGTAACTCATAGTCACCTTTAGATTCTGGCCTATTAATAAATCTTTCAGCATTATATTCTTTTATAATATCTTCTTGTTTAGCTCCAAGTTTACTAGACAGTTCAGAGTAAGCTTTGCTTAAATCTTCTGGTGTATTAAATTTTTCAGGAAGCCATTCAGGTTTTTCTGGTGCGGCTTCTTTTGGAGGCTCTTGTATTAGTGTGTCTTTAGTTTCTTCTACTGTTTCTTCTACTGTTTCTTCAGCCATTTGATTTTATCCTGTGTGCATGGTTAATTCTAGTTTCTATAAGGCCAATAACAAATCGTTGCCCTTCAACATGACGCAATTCCTCAGTGCTTACATTTGCACCGTGAACTAAATCAATAGTTATACTTCTTAAATATCTAAGAACTTCTTTACCAGTATCAGAACTAAATAACTGAGCTATATTTTTACTTATTTGCTCGTCTAGTTCTTTTGTTCTCTGGTGTCCGTCAATTCCAACATTGATTTGTTTAGATTGTTTTTTACTGCTCAACTATTTGCTCCTGTTGTTGCGGCTCTCCTTGCACCATTTGTTGCTGTTGAGCCATTTGTTGTGCCATCGCAACTAATTGCTTACGCTCATTTTCGTCACGAATCAAGGTATCAGGTACACCAAATTTCTTAGCAAGGAAAGCGGCAGTTTCCTCAGAGTTAACAAGAAGCTGCATCATCTCAGGGCCAAACCTACCTTGAATAAGCTCTAAGAACCTAGCAACAGAAGTAATATCTTGGTTAGCTTGAGCTTGTGCTAATGGAGAAACAGATTTAATTTTAACTTCTCTACCATTAACAGTAGGTAAATCTATTCTGCCTTGTTTCTTTAGTATGTAAATAACTCTTTGCAATACTGGTTGCACTAACTCTGCTTGCAATCTACCAAATGCAGAACCAATTCTTCTTGATAAATCAGCCATACGCTCTGCAACCTCAGTAGCAGATGCAGGAGTTCTATCTGGATTGCCCAACATATCGTTATACAATGCACGTTTAATATTTAATCTCATGTCACCAAGAACAAGTTGCGCTACATCAAAACCACCTGCTGCTTGTATTGGCTGCAATCCTGCTGACCCAATAGCTTTTGGTATGATAGATCCTGGAACAAGCTGTATTGTATCTGGATTAACAACACCATCATCATCCATTTGATAGATACCAGAAATAGACATCTGTGCGTTCTCAAGTATTAACTCTATTGTTAAGTTAGTTGTTTTAATTGCAGAGAGTGCGTTCATTAATGGCCCACGCCCATATACTTCACCTGCACATTTAGACCAACGGAAACAAATAAACGGATTAGAACCTACACCTGACATTTGCTTAGAATAAATAACAGAGTTTGTTGTCATACAAAAAGCATAGCTAAGGTAAGATTCTTCATTTAATTTAGAATAATCACGACATATTAATTCAAGAACTGTTGTTGTGTTATCAGTTCCACTTTGCATCATGTTTTGTATTTTTTCATTTAATACAGCATCAGGATACAATATTTGTATTTGATCAAATCTAATACCTTTTCTTTCTCTAAATACATGATCAATACGATCATCAGGCCCAGTATCAAGTATTACATGAGGAAGCGGTATTGCAGAAAATCTAATAGGATTTAGCGAGTCACCTTCTTCCGCAGCCAAGATACCAGTCCCGACAGCCAAGTCCATAAAAGACTCATGCACTTCTTGGGAAAAGTTAGAATTTTGGATAATTTCAAAAACATATTCAGTTACCTCGTCTAGTTCATTGTTAACAAAATCTCGCTCTGCTTTAGGTACTTCAGAACCAGATGTCAAATCAGCCCACCTAGCAAAGTTAGGAACAAGACCTGATTGTAATCTTGATGCAAACTCTTGTACCCCTACAACAGCAGTTTCATCAAATATTTTATCATCTCTGCGTTGACCTATTGTCTCATTATAAAAAGACTCTCGTTGAGGTAACGCATATTCATAACACTCTTCAAACAGTGGTACAAAATTTTCTCTCTTAGCCTTGGCTCTTTGATATTGCTCAAGGTATTTTTTTGCAATTGGATCTTCTATCATGTTTTATCCTATGTAAAGAATTTACTGTAATAACCAATTCCACCGCCAGATGTTCCAGTAATTAAAGATCGTCTGCCTTTTTTTCTACTTCTTCTTCTTAATATAGATTTATTAGGTTTTTCACTTTGAGCCATCGAAAGAAGTGTTGGAGGTTCTACTGGACTAAATGCAGAATCACTTAGTGTTGGAGTTTCTAGTAGACTAAATGCAGAATCACTTGCGCCTACATCATCAACGCCTACAGATAATTCCTTCTGTCTTTTTTTCGCAAGGGAATCAGATTCCATAGTAGACACTGGAGGTGTTATTGCTGATATAGCTTCTTCTGTTGCCTCTTCTTTTAACTCAGCAGTTTTTTCTGCTTCTATTTTTTTAGCTTCTGCTATTTCAGCTTCTTGTTCTGCTTGTTGCTGCTCAATAGTTTTTGCTTCTTCTTCTTTAGCTTTAAATTCGTCAGAACCTTTCCAAGCTTTTACGGCATCATCATAATCTTCTCTTCGAACACTTTGGTCAGCTTCTTTTTGCTTAAGTCGCCACTCCTCAAAAGTTCCAGGGTCTTTAGGCTTTCCAGCAGTCAAACACATAATAAACCTCTTTGTTGTTTATGCCCGATAAGCATAGAATAAATAATAATTCAACGCACAATTACATACGCGACCACAATCCTTGTCTACGTCTTGGAGACTTTTGTTTGGCAAAGACATCAAAGTTAGTCTTAGCTATTGTAGGTTTTATAGCAGCTTGATTATTCATCAATGCCCTACCTTCTCCTGCACCAAGAAGCATATACTGCAATGCATCGTGTATGTGTGAGTACATATTTTTATCTGGTTTATCAGCGTACCTTTCTCCAGATACTTCCATCCTTCGATACTGATACCCACCTTCAAACCCCTTAATTAACTGAGAGCAACGTCTATCTACCAAAAACGCAGGTTTGCCTTCAGACATTTTGTTAAGTTGCGAATTAACCGACTCAAGTCTAAGGTCAACGGAATTAGACGGAGCGGGATACGCTCTAAGACCAGCACCTCTAAGGACATGAAAAGGGGTGGACTCGTCGGTTTGCGCGCGGAAATCACCAGCAGGATCGCCATATATAAGAACTTCAGAAACCCCAGAAAACCGAGTGGCAATCTCTTCACGAAGAACTTCAGCAAACCTAACAATACCCATATCAAACGCAACAATTTCTGACTGTACAAACCATCTACCTCTTACTTTTTGACCAAGAACTGCCGCAGGTGTTAGCCCAAAGTCAAGCCCAATATAGAGCGGATTACCTGCTGCGACTGGTATTTCTTCTTTAGCAACGTGTGTTTCTGTAACAAACATAGGATATATAGGCTTTCCGTCTTTAATTGTTCCTAGTCTATTCATTACATAGACATCAATCCAACTTTTTGTCTTACCTTGTATTAGGTTAGGATAATAAGAGTTCATCATATTGTTACAATTTTCTGCTTTTTTATTTATTTCGTAACACTTTACTGCCCCATCTTCATTAAAAATTTCTTTCATACCAGAAGGTTGTGTGTAGAAAACCCAGTTATCAGGCTTAACAAGCATTGTTGCTTGCTCTCTAGGTATATGATCTGGTATTGGAACTTCGCCTGACATAATAGGCCACCAATGATCTTCCTCTGGAGCGTTAGTATCTGCAATAACACCAGTCCAACTTGGGCCTCCTTCACGCATAGAAGGAAACCGCCCTACGCGCATGGTACACGCATCAATAATACTCTTAGGTATTTCTCTAGCTTCGTTGATCCAGATGCCAGTAAGTTCGAGGGAGAGTAATTTTTTGACATCTTCGGGGCGGTCAAGGGCTAAGAATAAAACTTCTAACTCTATATCGCCCTTTTTAATATTGTGAGTGTATGGAACAGACCAAGTAAACTTACCCCAATCGCTTTCTGGAAACCAATCAAGCCAAGTTTTTATTGTCGTTGTTTTAAGTTGTGGGTTGGTATTACGAATAATAGCCCATCGGCTGCGCCTAATACCTTGTGCATTTTTCTTTTGCATTAAAGCTCTGCGAAAGACTTCAACACAACACCCAACAGATTTACCAGATCCTACTGGCCCACGAATACCACGAAAGAAGGTATCGTCTTTCATAAATTGTTTTAGGGTTTCTCCATCAGGCTTGTATTTAAAGTCAATCACTTGTTCACAATTCCAGAATCTACACCCACACGCATTAGCTTTTCTACAGTTGCAGGGGCTAGAGAATCAATAAGTTTATCTGCCTCATAATTAGTACAAAAATCTTTAGGATAGTGTTTAAAGTTTACAGTCTTAACAACCGTTCTTAAAACTTCTAACTCTTGTGGGGATAGTGTAGATATAAAACTCATTTCTTTTTCTTTTTAGGAAACCCAGCCTTCATATTCTTGTATGCTTTTTCAGTAATGGTACTCTTAGACTTTGGCCTACTAATACCCTTCTTCTTTCTAGCATTTATGTTTGCGTATAAACCTTTAGCCATTATTTTTTCTTCTTTGCTGGTTTCTTTTTAGGTGGCATTGCTGCTTTCTTAGCGGCTGCTATACCTTTAGGTGTGTATGCAAACTTTTTTCCTTTTACATTAGGCATTTTTTTTATTCCTTTTGCTAATCATACTAGCCTTTTTTCTAGCATCCGCTTTAGAAGATGCACCCCACGCTTTAAGGCTAAGAAGTAAACGTGTTGGCTTTCCTTTAGAATCTCTTTCTGGGCCTTTCATATTACCCATTCTTGCTAAGAAAGAAGCGCGTCTAGGGTTGTCACCGCTCTTAACTGGCGGTCTAAGTGTACCCTTTTTATAACTTGCTCGACCCTTTGCATTAAGGCCTCCTTTAGGGTTTTTACCTTCTTTTCTAGTCCACGCTTCTGTTTTCATTTCGCAAATCCTGCACCAAAATACAACCCAACGATAGCACTAACAATGTGTGTATCTAGGGGTGTAATAACAAACCCTGATGCTTCCTTCCAAATAACCTTTTCACTATCGGAACCTACTAAGAAAGAAAATATATTTCCTTGTATCTCTGAATAACCAACCACAACACCTACTTCTGGGTAAAATATTGCAGCAAATTTAGGTAAAACAATTATTGCACCTACTGCACCAAGAGCAATGAGCCTACGTGTCCAGGCAAAATGTTTGTCTTTACTACCGTATTCTCTAGCATCTTTAGCAGCACTAGCGCGGAACTCGCCGCGTTGTATCAGCATTTTATTATTTTCTATTCTTGCCTTTAATGCCTGACCCCACAAAGACATAACACCGCCTAAGAGCGTAGAGCCTAGCATTGTTACTAACTCTAACGGAAATCCCATTAAAAACCCTCCTGTTTGTGTAGAAAATCTAACCTTTTTCTAAGTAATAATAATTGTTTAGAGTACGTTTTCTCTCTTATAGCTAACATACCTTTTATAGCCTTACTAGATCCCCTCTTTAAGAGACTAGAATCTTTTTGAGTAACAGCAGTTTCATGGGCTGTTGCAGGAGAAATGTAATCTATAGCCCTTATTACATCATCCTCGTTCATCTTTTCAATATCTGCTGCTGTTAAGTTAGCAACTAACTCATGATTGAACCTTGCTTTTTCCATAACAACTCCTGTGTGTTAGTTCCTTCTAGCAGACATCGAGCCTTTTTCAAGAAAAATGTTTGTTGTAGATCCTTACAGCAAGAGAGTGCTGCGTTTTTGACCCCCCTTGGGGTTAAAAGGGAAGCGACACTAACCTCGATTGCGAGAGCAATCACAATCCTTGTCCGTTAGGACGGGTGGTATACTTTATCCGATGTATAAACGTGATTGGAATGAACTCGCAGAGTTCGGCTAAGCGAAGCGATAGGAATGGGGGGTGAACGTGAGTAATTATTTAACTCAAAGAGAACCCCCCTCAATCTACCGCGCCGCTCGATACTTGCGTCTCGCTCTGCTACCCCAGATCTATGTTGACCCTGATATCCCCTGCGACTTGTACCTGTGCCCTATCAATAGGTTTATACCCAGCTCGGTCTAGTATATCCTTGCTGGCTTCTAGCTGAACATACTCACTCTTAGCCCCTGTTGCTAGCTTCGCAACCTGTTGTACAGCTTTTGTAGCATTCAATCCAATCGTTTCTTGTATCTGCCTCATCATATATTCCTGCACATGAGGAAGCTTAAGAGCCTTGCTAGCAGTCACTCTGCCGCTTTCACCCTTCGCATATCCTGCAACTTTAGCGCCGTGAGTTATAGAACATCCAGTTGCTACGATGGTATTAACCAACGCCTCTTGTTTAGGTGTCAATTTTCT